GGACGGAGCAAAATGTATATCTATAGAAGAATAGATATGATCCGCAATGAAGGTAGATTTAATGAAATCTGTATGCAACTAGGACCACAACAAACGCTGGTGCATGTAGAAAAATTTGAAGCATGGATGAAAGGCCAGCACATGAAGTGGTTAAAGGGGGCATAGAAGATGAACATTATAAATCTAATTACCACCGTGCAATGGTGTTTGGGGATATTGGGGTTAGGACTATATGGAGGAATTGAGCAAGCAGAAGGCTGGCAAATATTAATCAATATAGTATTAACAATAACAACTGGCATCACAATTTGGATGTTAGGCAGGGTTAAGGAGGTGATAAAACATGAAAGACAAAAGAGAAAAAGCACTAGATCTACTAAAAACATATTTAATGTTTGATGATGAAGAAATACAAGTTTTAAGGGAACGAATTACATCAATTAGCGTAAGCAATAAAAGTACAAGCTTAGACTTTACTATTCTTGCTAATGGATGCGCTATCTTTGTTAAGCGAAAGACTGGGGAATATGTATTACGCATAACAGGGAAAGGCCCAATTAAAGAAAACAAAGTACATCTTGCATTAACAGCAAGAGAAATACTGCTTGATGCGGTGATGAATAATGAGTAAACACTGCAGCATATGTGATGAGTGCAATAAAAAAAGCCATGCATACATACACTGTAGACAGGCTAAAGGAATTATATGTATGGAACATTGAGATGCATGTCAATATTTAGAAGTAGAACAAGGGGACATGCATTGCAATTATCCAAGGCAAAAAGAAAAGGCCACTAATTAAAGTAGCCTAATCAAGCACGTAATTACGCACCAAACCTAACGTAATTATATCACACATGGGCATAAAAGACTAGGGAAAGGCTTATTTGAGGCTTTTCCTTATTAACTGGATATAAAGTATTAACAAATCGACCATAGTCGACCATGGGGAATAATTGCGATGAGGAAGCGTAAAAAAACCATATCTAAAAATATGATAGAGGTGCTTGATTATCACACATCAAGAACCTATAGAAAAAATGGTAAGCGTGTAAAAAAGAAAAGTATCACACCAGAAGCAATGAAAAAACAAAATGAAAAGCAGGCAGAAGCAAGCTTAAGAATGTTGATTGATAATAACTTCACTACAAATGATTGTTACTTAACACTCACATACAAAGAACAGCCAGCGTCATGGGAAGACGCTAAGAAAGATATTCAGAATTTTATAAGACGGTTAAAACGCAGATATAAAAAACTGAATAAAGAGTTAAAGTACATCTATGTGGCAGAAGGGAGAACAAGAATACACTTTCACATGATCATCAATAATGCGGAGTTGTATTCAGATGAAATCAATGAACTTTGGCCACATGGCATGCATAAGTTGATGTTATATCAAGGAAGAGCAGAAGATGCAGTGAGATTAGCAAGCTACTTTGTAAAAGAAAAACGGAGTGCATGCTATTCAGATAAAGAAGATGCATTTAAGCGCAGGTGGAACAGTAGCAAGAATTTAGAAAAACCAAAAGTAAAAACAGAAATATTGAAGCCTAGCGAATGGAGAGATTACATCCAACCGCCAAAAGGCTATTATGTGGAAACAGACAGTGTAGTTGAGTCTGTATCTGATGAAGGTTATCCTTATAGATTTTACAGATTGATAAGAATTGAGGAGGTAAAACATGGCACTACTAGGGATAGGCATTGTGATAGGGGCAATGCTAGGAGTAACAATAATGGCATTATGCGTAATTAGTAAAGAATGTGAAAAATGGGAGGAAGAATTAAATGATAAACGTAAATGAGGTATTTTTAAGCGGTAATGTAGTAGCGGATGCAGAACTACGATACACAAAAACAGGAAAGCCAGTACTTACATTTAGAATGGCAACAAATAAATATGTGAATGAGCAACAGAGTACACAATATCACAACATTGTATGCTGGGTTGATGCGGAAAAATACAGTGGATTAAAGAAAGGTGATTTTGTATCAGTAAATGGTGAGCTAAGAACTAGATCATATGAAAAAGACGGAGGGAAAAGATACATTACAGAGATTGTGGCCAAAGTCCTTACATATGGCTTGAAAGAGAATGAAAGTACACCAAGCAATTTTGAAAATGGGTTTGTAGACGATGATGAACATATTCCATTCTAGGAGGAAGTAAATGCGAAGAGGTAGACCAAGAAAGATATGTAGCCACTCATTTGGACCAGCAAAAAGCGGTGCGCTATGGGTAAAAGCATCATGCCCCAAAGGGAAGACATCAATTAAAGTATTCAAAGGCAAAACAGCAGGCACTTTACATTGGCTGAAAAAAGAAGAATGTGAAGATTGCCCTGCATATAGTCCTACAAAGATTTATGCAAAATAGGAGGGCAACATGCAAAACACAAGCATGGCAGGTGTTCCGATGAATTGCATAAATTGGTTGGCACTAGGTGCGGTAGTGTACGGTGCAATGGATAAGCGAAATGCATTAAAAGTATTGGGATTAAAGGAACAAATAAATGCAGATACGTTACAACCATTGATTAATAGAGGACTAAGCCAAAGGCAAATAGCAGAAGAATTAGAAGTAAGTCAAAGCTTAATTAGAAATATTTGTAAACAATTAGGAATTAAAACAAAACGAGGTAGAAAACAATGAAAAAAGTAATGTTAGCAGTAATGGTATTAAGCGCAGTAGTTAATGGTGCATATGCAAGTGATCTAGTTGTAGGACCTACAGAACCAAATACAACACAACCAACAGTAACAGGTTATAACAGTGCAGCACTTGGAGTTAATACAACAGTAAGTGGCACAAGCACAATTGTACTAGGCAGAAATAACAATGTAGTAGGTGATAACAATGTAATCATTGGTGCAAATAATGGCACTATCAACGCAGGTCAAAGCACATTCATTGGATATAACAATACAAGCGTAGATAACAGCCAAGAGCAAACAGTGATTGGTGCAAATAGCAAAGTAGGGGGCCAAGGAGCAATGGCGCTAGGCACTCATGCAGAAGTAACTTCAATTGATGCGGTAGGCATTGGCAATAACCTTGTGGCGGACAAGCCAAATAGCGTTGCACTAGGAACAAACAGTGTAACTGATGATGCGGTAAATCAACTACAAGCAATGGTAAACAATACAACATATGTATTTGCTGGTACAGATGCAACATCAGTAGTGAGTGTAGGTAGTAAACAACGTGCAGGCTTTGGCGGAGTAAAAAACTATGTTCGCCAAGTACAGAATGTTGCAGCAGGCAGAGTGGATGCATCTTCCACTGATGCAGTAAATGGTTCACAGCTACATGCTGCATATGATGCCATTAATACAATGGGTGAAGATATTGATAAAGCACTAGATGCACAACAACAATTCAATACTGCAGTACATAACACACTAGCAAATCATAAGGATGCAATTAAAAATAACACACAACGTATTGCACAACATGATGCGGACATTGCAAATAATAAAAATGCTATCAAGGCTAATGATCGTGTATTGAAAAATCATGAAGAACGCATTGATAAGCTAGAACATCAAGCAAGCAACACATTAACAAATTTAAAAGCAGACATTAAGCAATTGGACGGACGGATTAATAAAGTGGGTGCAAGTGCAGCTGCATTAGCTGGACTACATCCAATGGAATTTAACAAAGATGATAAATTTAGCACATCTGTAGCATATGGCCATTATAAAAATGCCAATGCGGTGGCATTAGGTGCTTACTACAGACCAAATGAAAAAGTGTTACTTGGCATTGCAGGTACATTTAGTAGTGAAAACATGTACAACGTAAGTGCATCTTTCAAATTTGGTAAACATAGTGAATATGAACCACAAGCAAAACGTGACGGAGAAATTGAAGCTATGAAAGCACAAATTGCAGAATTAACAGCAAGACTTGATGCGGTAAGCAAATAAAATAGGTGGGCGGTATATCCGCCCTTACCTAAAACTAGGGGGCGAAGTTATGAACCATGTAACAACACTATTTAACAGTAATGAGTTTGGGGAACTAAGAACTATCATTATTGAAAATGAAGTGTACTTTGTGGCCAAGAGCGTAGCAACTGCACTTGGATATAAAGATACTGCAGATGCAATCAGAAAACATATTGATGAAGAAGATAAGCTGCGTTGGCAAATTGCCGACACAGGCCAAAAGAGGGAAACATATTTAATCAATGAGTCTGGACTATATTCCTTGATATTGAAATCAAAGATGCCAAGTGCAAAGAAATTTAAACGCTGGGTAACTAGCGAAGTACTTCCACAAATTAGGAAAACAGGAAGCTATGATCTACATATTCCAAAGACACTGCCAGAAGCATTGAGATTGTATGCAGATGAAGTAGAAGCGCACAATCAATCAAAGGCTATTATTGAGCAACAGAAACAACAAATAGCGGAATATGAGCCAAAGGTTGATTATGTGGACAAAATTTTAAGCAGTACAAATGCAATGACAGTAACACAGATTGCTGCAGACTATGGATTAAGTGCAAAAGCATTAAACAAAATACTACATGATGCACACATCCAACGCAGCGTAAACGGTCAATGGATTTTGTATAGTGATTTAATGCGTAAGGGATATACAAAGACTAAGACACACACATACATGACTACAGACGGAAGATTGGAGTGCAAAGCATCTACACGCTGGACACAAAAGGGCAGATTGATGATACACGAGTTACTAAAGAAGCTGGGCATCAATGCAGTGTGTGAGGAGGTAGCATGAAGCCATTAGTATATAAAGGCCTACGAAAGAACGTGAACAGGTCAGAATGGGTAAGCAGTGATGAAATAAAGCAAAGCTACTCACAAATAAGACTATTAGCGGTAGAAAATGATACATATGCATGGGTACCAATCGAAGACGGAACACTATGTAGAGGAAGCGAAGCAAAAGACACGCTAGGGCAAAGGATATACGAAAAGGACCATATAGAGTTTGATTGCAAATCAATACAAGACACACCAATGGTAGGGGAAGTATATTACAGTGTTGATAAATACCAATGGAGATGCAAGGCAATTAACAAGCAGGACACCACACAACGTGATGCGGTATTAGATTTTGACTTAGCATTTGTATTGAATAATGGGAAAGTAAAAGTAATAGGCAATAGATTAGAGGAATATGAGCATGAATGATAGATTTAGAAACCTAATGAAAGCACATGATCATATTGTAAAAGGACGGTCAAAGGAAGTTAGAAAAGTGTTCATCCCACATTGGGGTTATGTATTTGTATCATCTGATGCATTGATAAAAGCAAGAATACGAAGAGATACATTAAAGGGGAACAAAGTATTTAATCAATGGGCAAGGAGTTATTATGAAACCACCATGCAGGGAGTGCCAATTTAGAGAAGTAGGGTGCCACAGTAAATGTGAAAGCTACATTCAATGGAGAGTGCAGTTAGATAAATACAACGAGCAAAAGAACATACAGAATGATGCGTGTAAATACATTAGAGATAATGTAAGAACCATTAGACACAGAATGAGAAAACTAAAAGGATATAGCTGTACTGTGAGGGACTAATAAATGAAGTTGGATTTATGGGTAAGGCTAAATATAACAATGGTTGATGATAATAAAGTAAGTGGCTGGACACAGATATATGGCAAGCATGAATTAGCTATGTACAAAAAACCTTTTAAATCGTTAAAGCCAATTGTTAATGATCACATAGAGAAAACAAACTGGCTAGCTATTTGTAATAGGTGGAGTGAAACGAATCAAGTTATAGAAGTGAATACAAGTAAGATAAAGAAATATGTTATCAAAGAGTGCGTACAACCATGTGAAGAAGAAGAATGGGGTTTAGTTAGAAAATGGTATAGAGAACACTCAAGAAAAGAACGTGAAAAAGAAGAAAAAATAAGCTAGGAGGATAAGAGATGCAAAGAAAGTGTCATAGATGTGATAGGTTATTCACACCAGATAGTCATAGCACATGGTGTCCAGATTGTAGGGAAGGTAAACCAGTAGAGCCTAGAAAGACGAAGGAACAACTAGAGCAAGAACGTGAAGCAAGATTAGAGAAAGCATTTAAATACACAAGATACTGCGTGCAATGCGGAAAGAAATTCTACACTAACAAACGAAATAAGGTACTTTGTGGTGATTGGGTGTGCGAAGATAAACAACGGAAAGGGCAATAAAGATGAGGATACTAAGCATTGGATTTGGGGATAAAAAGAAAGTAAAGTATGAGAAAGCAAATAATGCTGGTATTACTGAAACATATCAATC